TTGTGCGGGAATGTGCCAAACAAGTTGATTGGATACTTGCTGAAGGCGGTAAGACGCAAGGTGATATGCTAAAAGAACATTTCGGAGTAGAAGACCGTGCTATTCCAATTTTGTCAGCCGATGAGGAAGCACTATTATCTGGTATTACATCTAGCAAATTGTTTACCATTGAGGCCGCAAAGAAAGCATTTGGAGTTAAAGAATGAACGAACAAATTAAAGCACTGATGGGCCAGACGCTGGATGAGAAATTCTCCGGTACTTGGTCCACAATGGACATGCAAGACTTGCAGAAGTTTGCTGAACGGTTTGCTGAGTTGATTGTGCGAGATTGTATGGAAGTTGCCAGTCCAAATTATATGGGCACACCAGAAGATAGTGTGTATTATGTTGAACAGGCTATTGATCGGATAGCAGAACATTTCGGAGTTAAAGAATGAACGAACGAATTCGACAACTTGCTGAACAGGCTAGAGAATATGCTACTACACGGCACCCTGTATCAAATATCATATTGTCTGTAAATTCGGACTTGTTCGAACAAAAGTTCGCCGAGTTGATTGTTCGGAAATGTGCTGAGATTGCCCTAGAACAAAAAAAGTGGGTAGAGGATATGAAAGTATATAATCCGCATGATGAAGTCTGGAATAAAGCAAGAATCCAGCAAAGCCAACATATTGTGGACAAGATTAAAGAACATTTCGGAGTTGAAGAATGAATCGACTTGAGCAAAGCAAGGCCTATCTTATGCAATACTTGCGGGCAAGGCGTGCCACACCATGGATTGTGCATCAGCATGCCAGCATGACAGATCGTGCTGTGTCAAGTCTACAAGATTTGGATGGCATAGCAGGAGATTGGAACACCAACCGTTCTTATTGTTATTACTATTACCCACAAAGCACAACCAAATGAAACCAAAGTCAGCCAACGGTGTACAAGGACACTTGATCTACACGCAAACTGGAAAATACATGTTCCGTGTGTACGATGTTGAACACAATTTTGTAGATTATGATTTGCAACATAGTGACTTGTGTGTTACAATATGTGATGAAGATGCGTATTTTTATCTTAACTCAGTATTAGATCATGCGCCAACAACATTAGGAGTTGAACAATGAACAAACATTTATACACTATCCGTTGGACGCAACCATATTCAAATTACAAAGAGCGGCCGTACCTTAGACAATTACACGAAGCATTAGAGCGGGCCATTGAAGCACAAGTGGAACGTAATGATTGTCCGGAAGCACGAACAGTTATAGAAAGAATAATGCAATTATGAAGATGCAACAGTGCGAAGTTGGCCTGTTCAAACTGCCAGGGCTTATTTTGGATAAAGAAGAAATGACTCCAGAAAAGATTGAGGAGTTGGATGCTTGGCTGGCCAGTGAACAAGCAGTTGGAACCCGCATGACTGATGTGCTTTGGAGTTTTCGAACTGAGGCACAAAGAGAATGGTTTATCCTGCGGTGGTCTTAACAGGTAGGCGTATGGGAAAGTCACAAGTCAACGATCTGATTAAACATTTCTATGCCAACATGACTCCTATGCCCAAGATCAAATGGCAAGAGCTTCCAGGGCTTAAACTGCAAGCCTATGTGGATGACATACAACCAAGAGGCTTTGAACGTGGGCTCCGTGAAGATGATATGGATCCTGTACAAGCATGGTGTGAACAATCCAATTGTGGCAAACGTATTAGTTTTAATATTTGGCAGTTTAAAAGTCGCAAGCATATGACTATGTTTTTGATTAGGTGGTCATCGTGATTGATTATACAGACTACATGGTCATGCCCTGTGGCGGTGTTGCCTATTATGATGAGCCAACTAATGGCATGAACTACTTCTGCGCTCAATGCGAATGCGTAGTAAGCAGTGACGCCATGCCCGAGTCGTGTAAACAAGAAGAAGCCAAATGGATTATGTGGGCCGAGTTAGGCGGCAAGGGCTGGGATTACTTTGCAGAACCAGATGAGTATTTTTGATTAGGTGGAGCTCATGAAACATAACTACGTCAAACACAGAGACACTGCTGGAGAACTAGAGTATTTTATTTCCAAGTTTGAATGCCGTGTTGAAGACAGTCGAGAGTACAATCAGTACGTGAAGCAGGCACAATCTTACTATCGAGACTTCTATGACACTGACCGTTCCAAAATAGAAACTGAGATTGTGCCCATGAAAGCCATACATTTGACTCGGGACAACTTAGCAAGGTTAGTGGGAGAACAGGAACACATGCAACGGCTCAGTGATGATCGTGAGTATAGCAAGAAGATATGGGCTGACGCAAGCAGAGACCAGATGGTACGAGACAAGAATCCCGCAGTGGAAAAAGCATATCAAAAATATGTGATACTGTTGGAGTTAGCCCGTAAATGAATATACAAGAAGAACTAATCAATAAGGCCGGAAAACAAATGGCCAATGATATTGATCGAGAAATACTTTGGGGAATGTTACAAGGTATAGGATGGTGTCGTGTTATGCTACCGCGTTTAATAGACAATAATCATGCTGTGGATATTACACACTGGCTAGCATTGAATTGTAAAAATTCTTTTGAACGCAATGGCAGAGATTTTATATTTGAAAATGAACGTGATGCAAATTGGTTTGTGTTGCGTTGGGGAACTGTATAAGGAAATATATGTACAAAACAATTTACACAGAAGTTGAAGTAGATGTTGAGCTTTCGGAGTTTGACACTGATGATCTCATTGAAGAATTGGAAAGCCGTGGGGCAGGTGCCACAGACTATGGTGATGGTAAAGATGTCTTAATGGCTATCTATGAAAAGCGTAGATTGGGTCAGGACTATCAAACTGAACTGGAAGCTCTGATCTATCTAGGACTTGGACGTATCATATGAGCAGTAACACTGGTATAACAGGATTCATTGAAATCTTTGAGGGTAGACTGACCAAAATGAAGCTACACCTTAAAGAAGAATTGGGCAAGGCTAAACACGACAGAGATCGTAAAAGCATACGCAGATCTATTGCTGATGCACGTAAACTAAACCGCACATTGAAAGAAATGCGTAATGCGTCAGCTAAGAAGTGTCCGCATTGTGGAGAGAAACTATGAACAAACGAATTCGAGAACTTATGGAGCAGGCTGGGCTATACGATTTCGTTATTGAGTCGATGGGCATTAATGAAGAAATGGAAAAGTTCGCCGAACTGATTGTCAAGGAGTGTGCTGCTGAAGCAGACAAATGTGCAGAACAAGGAAGTTGGATGGCTGGATATCGAATTAAACAACATTTTGGAGTTGAAGAATGACAGCATATAAAACCAGTATCAAAGAAGTGTTCAGCAATGACACCAATAGTCCATTTTGGCTACGACTACGAGCCAATCCCGGATATACCAAATTTGAAGAAGATTTGGCTCATATTATGGAACAAAGCTTCAAACACAATATGCCCTATAACCAGATTCCCAAAGATAAAGTTGAACTATGACACATACAATACGGGTCACATGTCCACGATGCTTTTTGCGGTTTACCTATACTCAGAAAAACGGCAGGACCATGTTCTCACACGTTGTTAGGTGCCAAGGATGACACTCGAAGACTTGCAATATATCTTTGAATATCAAATTGAAGAAGGCACAGAGAAGCTGTACTTTATGCTCCGAGACGGGGATGCTTTCCCTATAATCGGACGACATCCTAGTGACGATTTAGCTGGACTATTACCCATGCTGGATTCTTTTCAATATACAGGACACAATGTCATGCCGAGGTTTAGGAAATGATCAAAGGCCTAATGGGTGAGAAAGGTATTGTGGTTGGTAATGGCAATACCAGCGTACCCTATGTTAATCAAAATCACTCAACCCCCATGCAAGGCATGATTCGTATTTGGGGCAACGACATGCAGGTGTTTGATGGCAGTGCTTGGATGAACATGACTACCAGCTATGCCACTGTGAGTTTGGATCAAGAAACACAGGACTTGCTCATGTGGGCCAGGGCACAACGGCAAATGGCTTTGAATAGAATGACCATTGCACAGAACAATCCCGCACTGATGAAAGCATTGGAAAAATTAAAGAAAGCAGAAGACAACTTTGAGTTACTGCAACGCATAGTAACCGGAGAAGCAATTGAATGAACCCGTTATTAAACTGCCAAACGGAGACTTTACCACTGCGTCATATCTCAAGAATCATTATTACAAGTCTGGACATTTTGGTAAATCAAAAGGTATCAGGATAAATGATTATATGATAATAGATGACAAGGTACACCAAATACACAAAATTATAGTACACCGTTTTAGAATGGGTGATGTGGAAGATCCAGACCTGTATGCCGCACAACCATTATATGAATGGCAAAACAGTGAAGTTGGAAAATGGATAATGGAAAAGAGTGTGGAAGTTCCCATGTGGCACCGATATCAAAATCCATCAAGTTATCACACAGACTATGTTGTTCAAGCATGGCTCAAAGGCTCCGATCATACATTTTGGCAACTCAAATGGGGCCAGAAATACGTTGACAGTCTCATCAAGTGACAGTATAATTAACTAACATCTGCCCATAGTTAAATGGATATAACACAGACCTTCTAAGTCTGATTTCCAAGTTCGATTCTTGGTGGGCGGACCATTAACACAGACAGGATTATATGAAAAAGATTTACTACGAAAAAGTTGGACGCAAGTATGTGCCTGTTGCCGAACATGACAGCGACTTTATGGACAGTTTTACTAAAGGTAATCACTTGGTACAAGTATACCCTGGTGGTTCTAGTCGTAGATACAATATTGATCCTGCCTATGCTCCCATGATTGCCGCAGGCCGTGTAGCTGAAGATGCTATTTGCCAGGCTATTAGTAAAGCCAGCGAAATGAGGCCTTCTCGTACTCCTGTTACCCCTGGACAGAAGAAGGCCTGGAGTAAGCTAGCCAAAGAGCTTGGTGATGAATTATGTCCGTTGACCTATGGTAGTGCCAGAGATCATGCGGAAGCTGGTATTAACGCTATGATGGCGGAAGCTGAAAAACTCATGACCAATCCCAGTGTTCGTAAGGCCTACGAACGTTTTATTTTAATTGCACAACTAACGAAAGAGCACAATGGAACAGGTACTTTGTAAAGATTGTAAACACAGTTTTAGAACATTCGCCAATTGGATGGCACACGGATCCAATAGGCACGCCTTTACTTGTCGTAAGGCATTTACTCCTGAACACTTTGAACAGGATCCTGTATTGGGCGAAATCAAAGTTGAATCTAGATATGAAACCTGTGGTGTTGCACGTATTGGCCATCCCAAACTTGATGACCGTTGCGGAGAAGAGGGTAAGTTTTGGCAACCCAAAGATAACAAGAACTTGTTTAAATACATTAAACATTTGGGACGCATACATGGTTAAGACGGGTTCATGTTGGACCAGCAGTGAAAGACGATTGTTTGTCGTTACATCGGTAACGACAACTGACGCTGGCACTATTATCTATTACACTTTGAAGGGCACAGACAAACATTACAACTGTTTGGTTGGTGCATTTTTATCACGCTTTACATTTCAGGAAACTTAAAATGGATATTGATACCACATTGATTATTGTCAGCATTGTTTGTTTTATTGCGGGCATAGTTGTTGGCGAGTTTAGACAAGCACACAAGTTTATCACCAAAGTCAGCAAAGATCCAGACAGCATGATTGATTTGTTGACCCAGCTGAAAACTGAGTTGGCCCGTTTGAAAATAATAGAAGAAAATAACTTGCCCGAGGATGCCATTGAAGTAGTAATTGAACAGGTGAATGATGCTGTATTTGCCTACAACAAGGCCACTGGCGAATTTTTGGCACAAGCACACAATTTACATCATGTCATGGTAGCGGTCTCCGAAAGGTTTCCTGGCCAGCGTTTTTGGCATCCTGAACTCAAGCAAGATAACCAAATTGCTTGACCTGCAGGCTTAGTAATGTTATACTAGTCTTACGTTGGTGAGTAGCACCAATACACACAAAGAGGAAACAAAAAATGAAATTATTCAATCCAGAAACAAAGACGTTCAAACTGTTCTCGGCACTTTACAAAGGCGAAACTGTTACTGCTAGCCAAGCTGAAAAGCGTTTTGGCATTAAAAACCTTGCCGCTGAAGCAAGTCGCATTCGCCACATGGGCTATGCGGTTTACACCAACGGCCGCAAAGCTGGTAACGGTGTTCAAGTAACTGAGTATGCAATGGGCCGTCCTAGCCGTGAAATCGTTGCTCTTGGCTACAAAGCCAAGTCAATGGGCTTGACTGTTAACAGTCTTTAATTAGACGTTAGCATGTAGAAAGCACCTTAGGGTGCTTTTTATTTGACTAAGTATTGTATGAACCTAGCATTTTTTGGCGATGTCATTTGTGGCAGACGCAACAGCAAACCCGTTAGTACCTTTGTGGATCTCATACTGACTCATTACGGAGCAACTGCCACATTGGTGGCCAAAGGTGTTCCCAATGGCATCAGTGAGCAGGGCATTTTGGATCGTATTCAAACAGTACCTGAGATTGACATAGCATTGGTATTCCATGCACACCATACTGAAGGTGCTTTAGAACAAGAACAATATCTCAAAACACAATTGGATATTGAAACATTATTGAGAGATAGACAAATTCCCACAGTTCATTTTATTGATCCTGAAGAAACTAATATTGGTTTTACTTGGGGGTTGGTAGATCAAGAAATAATGAACTATCTCAAACTAACTAGAGTATATAGAGTCAGCTATCCTGACTATGAGTCCAGTGACAATCGTATCGATTTTTATGGCAACATGAAGGCCGCAGGCATAATTATTGAATACATTGATCAACTAAGGACACAATGAAATTAGCATTACAAACAACCATACAATGGATTAAAAACGACTGGCACTCCAACCCATGGAGACTGGCCGGTGAGACTTGGAACTGCATAGCCACACTGACAGCAGCCATTATCTTTGCACTAACAGCACCCAATGTGCCATTCTTATGGACTTACCCCATCTGGCTCAGTGGCACAATCCTAATGATATTCTGTGGCATCAGCCGCGGCAGCATGGGCATTGTGGTATTGAGCATTTGCATGACCATCATTGACCTCAGCGGTTATGTTCGTTTGTTATTGGAGACATTTAATTGACTAAGGTTGGATTTATTGGTTTGGGCAAGTTAGGCATGCCCTGTGCAGAACAAATGGCCATGGGTGGACATGAAGTAATTGGTTATGATGTTGAGTTACGAACCAGTGAACATGTTTGTGTAGTGTCTAACATACAAGAGTGTGTCAAGGATAGAGACATTGTGTTTGTTGCAGTTCCAACTCCACATGACCCACAGTATGATGGCAGTGGCCCAACTGCGCTATTGGATCCCAAAGACTTTGCCTATGACATTGTGGTTGATGTTTTAAAACAGGCAAACCAATATATGAATAAGAATCAACTATTGGTTCTTATATCAACAGTACTGCCTGGCACAGTAAGACAACAGTTTATACCCTGCATTACCAATGCTAGGTTTGTTTACAATCCCTATTTGATTGCTATGGGCAGTGTGGCATGGGACATGGTGAACCCAGAAATGGTTATGATTGGTACTGAAGATGGAAGCCTGACCGGTGATGCTGAACAATTGGTGGACTTTTACAAGAGCATAATGCAAAACGATCCTCGCTATGAAATTGGCACATGGGATGAATGTGAATGTATCAAAGTGTTTTACAACACCTTTATATCAGCCAAGATTGGTTTGGTCAACATGATATTGGATGTGGCTCAAAAGCAGGGCAACATCAATGTGGATGTGGTTACTAGTGCCCTGGCCAAGAGTACCATGCGCATCATGGGACCACAGTACATGACAGCGGGCATGGGAGATGGTGGTGCTTGCCACCCCAGAGACAACATAGCCCTACGCTACATGGCACAACGGTTAGATTTGGGCTATGACCTATTTGACAGCATCATGCATGCCAGAGAGATTCAAGCAGAGAATCTGGCCAAAGAATTGGTTCGTTTGGCACATGAGCATGAACTACCCATATTCATTCATGGCAAGGCCTACAAGCCCCGTGTGGAATATGTCACAGGTAGTTATAGTCTGCTGGTGGGCCACTACTGTGAGCACATGGGGTATCCAGTCACCTACATTGATCCACTAACTGAACCCCACACACCCATTAGCATCAAAGGCATTGTTTTATTGGCACACAGCGCCAGCACGACCTACAAATACGCCGAGACTGTGGAAGACCAATTGTACTGTGCTATAGAGACAGGCAGCGTGGTGGTTGACCCTTGGCGCAAATATGCCAACACTACCTTACAGGTAGTACACTGGGGCAACACTAGACACCGTAACGTTCAATAAACTCTTGACCCCAACTATCAGACATTTCTAGTTCTCTTAGACGCTGGTAGTTGTGCTCCAAGATGGGCCAAACACTATATATAAAATCTTGGCGTTGGCTCAAATCCCAAGCTGTGATTGTTTTGACCAAGTTGACTATTTGGGTCAACCTCTTGGCATGGTTAGTTTCAAGATCATAACTTTCGTCCCAGTAGTCATGGAAAGTTTTAAATCCTTGACTTTTTAACCAGGCCAATGATCCTGGTGTACTGACCAATACAAATGGATGCTTGAAGCTAATGGGCTTGTATATTTTTTCAGTTAGGTGAACTTCATCTCTAAAGAAAAATGTTTCAGTGACTAGGCTAAACATGGTGTTTAGATACTGTTCAATGGCATTGTCAGCACGATCCTGGATGCTTCTATTGAAATTGGCTATGAGCTCTAAGGGCAACTGACTATTGACCACTTGACCCCAATGCGCATCCAACCCCAACTCCACAGTGTCTATTTTATCCCTATATTCTTCATAGGCCTCTAGATATGTTCCTCTGTAGCTTTTGGCGGGCATACTGACCAGCCCCTGACCCAATATGCCTTCTCGAGCTAGAAGAGCCAGTAACAGCACACGCTGTGCATGATGATTGTAGTTGTAACAGAGAAAACTATGTGCGTTCAACTGCCGATTCTGCACGTGATCCAATTCCGTGTTAGAAGGCAGCATCTTGTAAAATCTTCTATGATCTCTTAAAAACACAGGCGCATGACAAGTCTGCATGCCGCCGCTGGGCAAACTGGCATGATTGGCAGCATTGCTGAAATATATGATCTGCTGTAATGGTATCTGCTTGCTGGTGAAGTATTCAACTATTTGACCTATAAACAGTGAGTCAAACCAAGCTTCACAACAGTTGTTCAAAAAGAGAAAGCAACTGCCAGCACGAACATCTTCCACAACCTCGTCACAAACGTTGTTTAATGTCAATGCATCCCTACTCTCGAGTAACAGATCCAACGCTTCACTTAGACTGTTAAAGGGCAGGTATATCTCATAGATGTACTGACACTTGGGCCTGGTCATGTGTATCTCACTATTGACCATTAATAGTTGTCGTTGCTTGCTGAAGCGTCCTAGGTCTTCTTCCTTAAGATCTGTAATATTACTGTAGTGTGTGCCCACTGCATGTTTAAACCACCAGTGAGTTAATTTTACAGTTTCCAACATGCCACTCCGTTTGCATAATCCTTGAACTGCCAACCCCGTGACAACAGCAAGGGTACACATGCCCCACCCTTGCCTGCATACACTCCATCATGGGTTAGATAAGTGTCATCAATTATGATCACACTACGCTCAGTCATCAAGGGCAGTACAGCCATCAACTGGATCAAATGCACAGTTTGACTCTGCAGATTGTTCATGTGCATGTTTAACTGTTTGTATCGAACAATTTGTTGTTGTATGTGTGTTCTTTTATCTTCAAAGGGTTTTGAATTACAGTTGTCCCAATCAAAGTTGTCCAAGAACACTAGGCTGAACTGACCCTGATGTTGCTGAACAAACTCACTGCCATCTTGACAAACAAACTCTATATTGGTTCTATCTCTATAGTAGTGGATGTTTCTATCTATGCGTTGAGGATCTATGTCCACGCTGTACAAACGAGTGGGGCACAGATCACTGAGTAGTGCAGTCTGTTCTGATCCATTGTCAGTGCCTATTTCCAGCCAAGCCTCAGAGTCTATTCTAGTTAGATGATCGTCCAATGCTTGTTTGATATTCATTCCCATATTTTTATCCTAATGTAAAGTTATTGTGGCTCATGTGTGTACCTTGCTATCACACTGACACGGCATTGATTTGGTGGCACCGGCGCCACGCTGTGTAATATGTTCTGTGGTCTGCTCATGAAGTAGCCGGCGTTGCGTGTGTAACTCAGTTCTATAGTGGGCTTGGGTGAGAATATGCTGTGATGAAAACGTGTGCCCATACTTGCATCTCCATGGCCCAAATAGATCTGCATGTGATATTCAGCGGGTTTGAACTTCCTGGCATCCGTGTGCCATCTATAAGTTAACCCCTCAGTGTCCCGCCACAACTGCCATGAGGTTAACACCAAAGCCCTACCTGCCCAAGCACTCACATGAGATCTTGCGATAGTATTGAGATAGGTGTCAGTGACACCCGTATGACCAGACATGACACTTCTATGTGCCTGTGCATAAGAACCCCAAGCACTAGTGGCCGTCATAAGATCAAGATCCTCTAGTACATTTTGGGGAAAGTAATCGTGTATGAGCACTACCTTACGATGCCAGCTGAGATTATAGTTGATCAAGTTCATGCTATGCCCTCACTGCGCGAAGCGCACCGCGTCCGCGGTATTTGTATGTCATAAACAATTCCGCTAAGACCAAGTCCTAGTCGTGCTAAAGTATAATACATGTCAAGCAATGAGTATGACATAGATAGCGATCCAAATAACAAATAAAATGATGTAATTCATAGTATATTATATAGTAAATATCACATGCAGTCAACAACTATCATGAACTTCGTATACACCATACTGGACAATGAACTATACTATTGTGTAGCGTTAATGTTCATGTGCGTACAAGCATTTGGCGTGGGCTTGTTATTGGGCACACTGATACTAATGGTCTAGCTGTGGGTATGCGTGTATAGCACTATACAATATAATCTTCCCGTGGTACGGGTTCCAGCGTGGGATCAATTAACAATGCAAAGTCCCTACAAGACTCTGGAAACCAAAACAACATGTGACTGATCTGATCACTGATAAAACCATTTTTATCCCGTACAAGATTCCATAACAACTCACGAGTGGTCCAATGGCAAGTACATTTATAACAGTATAGGCGCATAGTGTATATAGTCCTGTATATACTAATGGTCTAGCTGTGGGGTCTTGCACGTACACACTGCGTATGAACTGCGTAGCAAAGAGCTAGCTGTGGTGTCTTGGGTGTAGCGTGTACACAAGGTAGACAATATTGATTAGAGTTCTTGTTAAGGTTTTGATCCTAGGGCTAAATGGATGCGGCACCTTACGTTACTGTATATACACGGGAGGACTATAGGAGAATGGCGTGTGCGTAGCGATGCGTAGGGAGAGTATTTGGCTTGCGTAGATGAGCATTGAGAGAGTATTTGAACATAGCCTCTCGTCACCATGAGCCTCCAAAAAATTTACGTGCATTATTCTGCATCCTAGGCCTTTCAAACGGTGCGAAATCGCGAATCTGTTGCACTTTATCACACTCTTTCACACTTTTCTACCGCCTTTTAACGGTGTTCTAGTGTGGTTCTACACTCAGTCTACACTCTGCTCTACAGTGTATATACACGAGAGGCGGGGCACCGCAACCTAGAGACTGTATAGACTCTTATATACAGAGTCATAAGGTTAGTTTGAGCCGTCTAGCTATACAGTATATACAGTCAACATGGCCTATACAGTGTATGATATACTATACGGTGACCCACTAGTGTATAGTATACTAGACTTATTGACTTGTGTGTTCATTATCATTATGATTGTCTGCACTAACTAGTAATCCATTCGGAGGTTATCAAGGCGAATTTAGACACAAAGGTCTTGGGAGGTCATTAGGCGGTTACCAAAGTGGAGAAAGGTAGATAACGGTCCGCCGAATTGTCAACCGATTTTTGGTGAAGGTGTTGTATTTTCCAAACCAATTTCCGAACCAAAACGGTTAGTTAGCGCCAACTAACCAAGAACCGTTCGCCCAGCCTCGCCGTCCATCCCCTTAAGTAGTTCGAACACTATTGCGGTCTACCCGTTTTCTTATTATGTCTTAATTATAGTGTCACTCAGCCAGTTTGTCAACCCCCTTGATGAACCCATGACGGCATCATGGGTATTATTTTGCTGTTGACATTTTGGTTGAGTCATGCTATACTATACACTTAAACACTAAAGGAAACACATGACAGAAGTCAAGCGCAGAATCGACAGCTTAATGCTACAGTTACAAGACTTGTTGGACCAAGCGGGCTTAGACGAGCACGACGCTATACAGACAGCATTTAACGACCTCGCTATTGTACTAGACGATGTTGTAAATTAACAACAAACGAGTGCGGATTTTGGTTGACAAGATCCGCAAGTGACACTATAATTATGATATGATGGAAACAAAGACACGTAGAACCCCACGCAAGGACTGCTCATATATCATATATGAAGTAGTCAGCGAAGCTGGAGACTCATACATTGGCTTGACACGCAAGGGCTCGTTGACTGCGGACAAGGCAGTTAAGGAGCGTTGGCGCAAGCATACCAGCAGAGCCCGTAACGAAGATCGTAAGTGGGCCTTATATGTATACTTGAAGACTGGCGGATTGACAATGTCATGGACTCATCGTATAATAGAGATAGTTAGGGGTAGGGCAGAAGCTTATGCTCGTGAGCGCGAGATCGTTAAGACTGTTAGACCCCAACTCAATGACCAATACCTTTAAGGAGCGCATATGATAGCAGAAGACATACGAGAGCGATTCGATACCAAACACGGTACACCATTTGATCGTGGCTCAGCGGACAGTTGGTACAGCCGGCCATTCAATCCCCACTACGGCGGAGTGGGTGGGGACAGCGGTAGCCGTGTTGAACTGGCGGACATGACTGTGGATGAGATCGTGGCCTATACGGCAGGCTACAATTGGAACGAGCAATACGGCGGGAAGAAAAGCTGGGATTGACAAAACGGTCGGATGGTGTTATACTATACACTTAAACACTAAAGGAGCGCGATATGTATACAGTTGAAATTTATAAACGGGATGCTCGTACTAAGACAGGCGAGCGCCTTGTAAGCAAGACGGACTACGATACAGACAATAAGAGTATGCTGGAGCATACCGTCAAGCATACGTGGCGTCCAAGCCAAGGCTTCCGCTATGAGATCCACGAGACAATGGTGGAGCGAACCAACATGATGGGTGGCGGCAAGTACACGGAACGATATGATACTCCCAACTATTGCTCGCCCAGCTGTGAATCCTACTGGAGTATGTAATACCCTTCCAAACTGTCAGGCTTCTTCAACGAGTGCTTGACAGCTTGGTGAACTGGTGCTATACTATGGTTAAGTTAACAAAAGGAGCGAACCTTGTTTAAATTACTTTCAACAGCGAATCCCAAGATCCAAAAGGGCACAGAGCGTGGATACTTATCATTCATCTTACACCTTGCCCCATCCACCCTTAGCGGGCACAATACTTGCCCCAAGGCCACAAAGGGTTGCACGGCCGCTTGCCTTAACACCGCAGGGCGTGGTGGCATGTTCAAACGTGGCGAGACTACCAATGTCATACAGAAGGCACGCATCCGCAAGACTAATTATTTCTACAATGACCGTGCAGGCTTCATGTTTGATTTGATGCAAGACATCAAGAAGGGCATACGACTTGCCAACAAGCTGGGCTTGGAGCCAGTGTTCCGTTTGAATGGTACCAGCGACTTGTCGTGGGAGAAGTACACTATGACTGAAGGCAAGAATGTGTTTGACGTGTTCGCAGGCATTCAGTTCTACGACTACACCAAGGTCTTGGGACGCAAAGTCAAGCATATCGAAAACTACCATTTGACCTTCAGCAAAGCTGACGGCAACGATTCGGATGTTGCAGAAGCACTCTTGCAAGGCATGAGCGTGGTTGCAGTCTACGACAAGATCCCAGCGGGTGTGCCCAGTGCGGACTTGGATGACTTGCGCTTCTTAGATCCTAAAGGCATTATGCTTGGACTTAAGGCCAAGGGTCGTGCTAAGAAAGATTATAGCGGGTTCGTAATCCGTGTGGCGGAGGCGGCATGACAGGATTTCGTAGTAAGAAAACGAGTGCGGTTGATAAACTAAAGGAGCTGGGTATGAAGAAGGTTATTGTACGAACAGAGCTATATCAAGAACTTGAAGTGCCGGACAGCTGGGATCGATACGATGTATACGACTTCCTAGCAGAGCATCAGTCGTTCCGTGGCGCTTTCCAAGGTGTCAGTAACGAAGATCAAACAGCTCGAATCATTGACTTGGGCATTACAACCGAAACAGTAACCGAAATGGGCGAGGAGGCCTTTGATGAGTGAACTAGCATATGATATCGAACAGCTCTACATTGACGGGCTGAGCCCCCGGGAGATTGCAACCCAACTGGCTTGCCCAGTGTCGTTCGTCTATGATTGGCTGACCGAACAGGGTGTTGCAGAAACACAACAGGAAGAGTTCAGCCCCTACAACGGTGCTTGACATTTTGGTTGAGTGGTGCTATACTATAGGTTAAGTTAAACAAAAGGAGCGACACTTATGTATGATACAGTTAAAAACCCAATCCCCCGTAGTGGTATGTGGGCAACACCTAATTTGGAGTCTCTGCAGAAGATGTTGGGATGCCTATCGGGTGCGGAGCGAGCACTGGCCACTCACTTTGTCATGCTCACACTCAACGCATGCCATCAAGTGGTTGAAGACGAGATTCTCAGTAAAGAAATCTTTGCACAATAAGGAGTAGAGCATGGAAGAGATTGTACTAGAAGGTTTGAATGATCGTCAGCGGGTGCTGGCCGACATCATGTGGAGTATCGAGGAATGGACCGACGTGGAGCGGTTCATTGCAACCCTGCCCAAGCGAGAGCGGGCCGAGTGTGAAAGCATCGTGGAGATGATGAAGATGGAGTTGGTGGAGCAGTATCGTAAGGGCATGGAGATTGAAAATACCCAGGAAGCGAACAAGGTTATTAAATCCGTGCTTGACAAGTTCAAGAAGTGAAGCTACAATAAGAACAAGTTAAAAGATAAAGGCGATCCTCAAATGTAAGAACCCAGCAGAAATGCAAAAAGGGTTGTAACCAAGGGATACGAAGCGAGTTTGGAGACTCGGCCTCCGCGACAACATAGATAAACACACTGCCGAAGTTGGTTCGGTTAGACAGGGAGATCCAATTGCCCATGTTGTTAGTGTGTTTTTCTATGGTGTTGGGCCATTTGAGTTAGGGTTACTCCAGAACGCAAAGCAGGACGCATTAAATGGACCTTGAAGGTCAGCCCGCAAGGGATGCATGTCAAAACGCTGAGCAGGGAGTATTAAATCAGTCTGTGACTGAGCCCATTTTATAATGCCAAGGTAGTCCTCTGGGAGGGCAACGGATTGTCTATCCGACCTAGGCGGGTTCGATCCCCGTCCTTGGCGCCAAGTTAGTGGTTGACAAAATCACGAAGTGAACGTATACTATAGGTTAAGTTAAACAAAAGGAGCGCGATATGGGAACACGAAGCAGAATTGGCGTAATGCACGGAGACAATGTCAAGAGCGTATATTGTCACTGGGACGGCTATCTAGAGCACAACGGAGCAATCCTCCAGGAGCACTATGACAGCGTCAAAGCAAATCAACTGGTGGCACTGGGCGACTTGTCCAGCTTGAAGCCCGAGATTGGCATCCAGCATGCCTTTGGCTATCACGGCACAGAGATATCCGCAGAGGACTACGAAACACAATTTGGCAACATGTGCACCTTCTACGGACGTGACCGTGGCGAGAAGGGTACAGAGTGGAAGACACATACCAACTTCGTAGACTTCTTTGCAGAGGTTGAAGGCTCGTGGGGCGAGTGGTACTACATCATGCGGGACGGTGTATGGTACGTGGGCAACTGCCACAAGACGGACGAGCAGTTCTATCAAAAGCTGGTACCATTGACAGAAGCCCTTGCCACAGTTAAGGAAACGGCATAATGCAAACATGGAGAGCAGTCGTTGAAGTCAATGGCACTCTACTGAGCGTGACTGTTCAAGCTGAGAATAAGTACTTTGCCGAGTGCCAAGTGGCCGCTCAATATGGTAAAGAAAACATTCGAAGCTTGATGGAAAACTATTGACAAAACAGCGAAAAGGCTGTATAATTAATTTTTAAACAAGTTAGGAGCGACAAATGGCGAGAGTTGTAACTATGGAGATGATGGCAGAGATGACTACAGCAAAGAGAGCCTCTAAGGGCGAAGTCAAAAGTCTAGAGATGGACAAGGTTGATAAGGTGCTCAACGAGAGTGATGACCAGATCATGGGTCGCTTGCGTGAACGTTTCAACATACTGGACGACATGACCCGTGCTGTGAAAAAGGGTGCTGTACGTGCCATGATCGTATCCGGCCCCCCGGGTGTGGGCAAGAGCTTTGGTGTAGAGAAGGTCTTGGGCAAGCATGACATGATGGCAGACATCGCTGGCAATGACAAGCTGAAGAAGTATGAAGTGGTCAAGGGTGCAATGAGTGCGTTGGGCCTGTATTGCAAGCTCTACAACTTCAGTGACAAGAAAAACATTCTAGTGTTTGATGACTGTGACAGTGTGCTGTTGGATGACCTCAGCCTTAACATTCTCAAGGCAGCATTGGACAGCGGGTCAAAGCGTATGATTCATTGGAACACAGACTCACACATGTTGCGTCGCGAAGGTGTGCCTGACAGCTTTGAGTTCAAGGGTGGTGCTATCTTTATCACCAACATCAAATTTGAAAACGTTAGAAGCAAGAAGCTTCGTGATCACCTTGAGGCATTGGAGTCACGCTGTCACTATCTTGACCTTACCATTGACACAGAGCGTGAGAAGGTGTTGCGCATTAAACAGATCGTTGAAGACGGCATGCTAGACAAGTATGAGTTTGAGCCGGGTGCAAAAGAAGAGATCCTGGACTTCATCGATCAAAACAAGAAGAAGCTGAGAGAACTCAGCCTACGTATGGTGCTCAAGCTAGCGGATCTTAAAGCAGGGTTCCCTGACCGCTGGACTGGCATTGCAGAGATGACTTGTATGCGTCGTGGTTAACTGATTCGCTCCCAGAAGACTAGACCTCAAGTCTAAAAACCCTAGTAGGGTTTTTGGGGCCCGGATTCGCTCCCCGGGCTTTTTTTTGGTTGACACATCGAAGGACTGGTGCTATACTATAGGCTAAGTTAACAAACGGAGAGAGCGATGGCAACAGTAGAAGGCAAGCGAGTGCAGGTTGGGGACTGGGTCAGCTTCAAGTCTGACATTGAGCAATCAGGCAAGATTGTCCGCATTGATGGGGATCGGCTGACCCTGGAGAACATCAACGGGTTTGATGGTGACTACATAGGCGGGCAAGAAATAACCACACAGTCAGCCAGGGATTGTTGGATTGAAGGTTGACAGTTTGGTTGAGTGGTGCTATACTATAGGCTAAGTTAAACAAAAGGAGCAGACATGTTAGACATCACTAAAATTGTAAAGACTTACAGTGGCAAGCGCGGTTGTATGTGCGGGTGCTTAGGTAAGTATTCATACACTGCTGACGGGGCTACGAATCACGGTCCAGGCTATGATGTAACGGATGCTGTCAACGAGCGCAGTGTTAGGATCATTGCTAAGAAGATCCTTGCACACCCCAACGTAAAATGGCAAGACAATATTGCATACGTTGAAGAAGGTGGTCGCACTAAGGCAATTTACTTTAAGGAGCAAGCATGAACGATGTAAACGACTTTGGCATGTTCACCGACCAAGGTGAAGTGGTAGCCGAGAAGGTAGTGGCACTGGCCCAAGCCGCAGGCCTCAACTGGAAACAGACCATGAGCATTATGCGATTCATCGGTGATCAAAAGCGAGATCAATATGGTGAGATCAACGACACCGCAGTGCGCGAAGTGATCTATGACCGTTGCAAATTTACAACAGACTTCTACGCATAACGGTTGACATTTTGGTTGAGTGACGCTATACTATAGGTTAAGTTAAACAAAAGGAGCAGAGATGAACATAAGCACAATAGAGCAGTATGTAGAAAAAAAGAACAGTTGGGGCAAACTGTTTGGGAATAAGCCACTGAGCCTGTTGAGTGCAACGGATCGTCAAAAGATTGCAGACAGCATTGACAGTGACCTTAGCCCAGAGAACCTCACATGCGATGGTGAGCTGCCACGCAGTCAAGTTCAAGCTCGCTACAAGATGCTGACCCGTGCGGCACAGGAGTTGCAGAGCATTGATTCTTCAGTAACCTTTTACGAATTCAACTAAGGAGCCCTTATGCCTAATTGGTGCAATAACACATTGGAACTTCATCACGAAGACCCAGCAATGATTGAGCGGGCTAGGAAAGCCTTTGCAGATGGTAAACTGTTGAATGAGTTTGCTCCAGTGCCAGAGAGCCTGCATATTGTGGCAGGCAGGGTTGGTGACGGTGACGAGCAGAGGAAGTTGGAAGAGGACACTGCCCGTAACATTGAAGTCCACGGCTATGGCAACTGGTATGACTATTGTGTGAACGAGTGGGGTACCAAGTGGGATGTGGGTGGTGATGACTATAACGAACCCCATCAGGAGACACCCAACAAGATCACGATGAGTTTTGACAGTGCGTGGGCTCCGCCTACTACGGCCATGGACAAGTTTGAAGCATTGGGTTTCTCAGTGCGCCTTTATTACTACGAGCCAGGTATGGCCTTTGCTGGCATATACGAAGATGGGCATGATGCCTATTACGAACTCGGTAACATGACATCTGAACAAGTAGCAGAAGAAATTCCTTCTGAACTTGATGAGATGTTTGGCATATCGGAAACGATGGCCGAATATGAAGCCGAAGAGGCGGAAGAAGAAGATGAAAACAAATAAACAAAAGAATCAAGAGTTCGATACCAAACAGAAGGAACGAGTGCGGCCCAAAGGTCCCGAGTATGTCTGGCAACCATTGGAGGCTGTGATCAGACAGTGGGTCCTGAATAGGAAATGAGTCGCTTGGAACTTTTTGGTAGGCCCTGGACGATATTCAATCCGGCAAACAAGGCGCATCGTCGTTGGTATTACCAATTCGTTAAGACAAGCTCATGGGGTGAATGCCCTGTAAGGTTTGTGGTCCCTGAAGATCACGGCGATTTGGTCACAATGATCCAGCGAAGTTTGATCGCTCATTATGTCCAAAGCGAGTTTGAGCGGCCCAAGAAGGTTGCTCAAAAAGGTAAGAAAACGGTTGACATCAAACCAAAACGGTAGTATAATTAATGCATACGTTGGGATGTTCCTAACGTTATTTTTAAACACAGAAAGAGGCACACACAATGGCTACAGATAAACTTTTCAAGGTAGTTGGTATTTCTAAACACATGGGCGAGTACAAAGTTCGCTTTGCAAATGATATCATGCGTATCAAAGTACTTACAAAGGGTGGACACACAGACATCCGTTTGGCAGAGCTGGACGAGCCCGTAAGCAAGATGGAGGCAGCTATTGCCCTTAAGGCACTAGAAGAGTTCCAAGACGTTGCGGCACAGGCCACCATCGTGGAGTACGTGGAGCGCAATACTCCCCGCACTAACCCAGTGTCAACTCCCACAGCAACTAAGAAAGCAGTTGCCAAGGCTCCAGTCAAGGCTAAGGCGCCAGTTAAGGCTAAGGCCAAAGTTACTGAGGATGACGACACTCCGTTCTAATCCTGGCGTGACAACCATGGGGGCGCAATGCCCCCAATACTACGAGAACAGAAATGAGTAATTGGGTTCAATATGAAGTCTGGTCTGAGGACGGAGCAGGACATCAAGAACTAGTCCTCACTACCGCTAGTCGCAAAGAAGCACTGGCCATAGCTGAGAAAGAGCACAAGGAAACGAGTGCAATCGTCACAGTGTACGAAGAAACCGTAGACGGTGAATACGAGTTGATTAAAGAGTTCAGTTAAACTCAATGGGCCCCTAGCTCATGTTGGTTAGAGCAGTGGACTCATAATCCATTGGTGCCGTGTTCGACTCACGGGGGGCCCACCAACTGTTGTGAAAACGCAACACTTTTTTGGTTGACATTTCGAGCAAGTGGTGCTATACTGTAAACACTAAGAAAGCGAATAGACATGTTAACACAATCCCAAACAGACGAATCCCTACAGTGGTCCGGAGCAGGCTTCATTGTAGCGGGCCACGTGCTCAATGCCATAGGCCCAGCTGTATATCCCTACAACATCATAACCTTTGCTGTGGGCACAATCCTGTTCCTCACATGGGCCTTTAGGGTCAAGAACAAGCCACAGGCAGTGGTCAACATCATATCATTAGCCATAGGGCTAGTAGGGTTATACAAAGCATTTGGTTGACATTTTGGTTGACCCGTGCTATAATAAGTTTTTAAACAGTACAAAGAGCGAACAATGATCAAAGTATCAACAACACTAAACACAAACGGCCGTGGCTTTTGGAGCCGCACAGCTACAGCAGTAGACGTTACCAAAATGGACTTGCAGTACTGCAACATAGACAAAGACTTTGGCGAGCTGTGCGTGTACTTTGCAACGGACGAGCTGGGATGCAATTGCTGGGAAACTGAAGTTGACGGTCTCATTTACACAGACAAATTGTTCCTGCAGGAGCTCCGTGCATACTTGCAAACGATCGGCTTCTCTGAAGCAGAAGCTATGGATGTAAGCTACAGCGAACAAGGCATGCAAACAGACAACTATGTGAGCTTGGATGTGGGTGCGCCATTTATTGCAGGGCTTGAGCGTTTGGACCCTGCGCATGTTGAAGCTGTTCACGCTGAGTGCGCGGACATTTAATTTTGGTTGACAAATTGGTTGAACCTTGCTATAATACACACATGGACACAAACACACAGGAGCACACAATGGATTACGAAAACACAGTAGACACACAACGGGGCATGGCACAGATGCTGGGCAAGACCTTTGTGCAAGTGACAGGTTCCGTTGATAGCGACGAGATGCTGTTCGAAACAGCACAAGGCGAGCGATTCCTCTTTGCTCACATGCAAGACTGCTGTGAGACTGTACGCATCAACGACATCACAGGTGTCCTCGAGGACTTGGTAGGTGAGCCACTCCTGATCGCTGAAGAAGTGTCGGGTGCTACTGAGCCAGACGAAGAGCACTACGAAAGCTACACTTACACCTTCTACAAGTTCGCTACCCGCAAGGGATATGTGGATGTGCGTTGGTTGGGTGAGAGCAACGGCTACTACAGCGAGCGAGTGGACCTGTTCGTGGAGGGTGTGGTTGTTCCAGGAGAGCATCAGCCACGCCTAGGCGACCTGCTACGTGCCAAAATGATTGGTTGACAGTTTGGCGTTTTGGTTGTATAATATACACTTACACTAGCAAACAAGGAGCGCAACATGGAAGAGTTCAAAAGCTGGGAAGAGATGAGCACCCTGGAGCAGTATGCTTGCCAGTTCTGGGATATGTATAAGGATGCCTACGGCGTTCGCCCACGCGGTATCGACACCACAGACTGGACTGAAGCAGGGTTTGAAGCTGAGTTCGTCTACCTTGCCAAGATCATTGATCGGGAGAACAAGGACCGCGAAGCCGCTGAAGAAGTGGCCATGCATGAGTTCGAGATGCGTATGCAGGACCTGTTCCGTTCGGGTGCTACGGACCGTGAGATGGCCATGCGTTGGATCCACGAAGCAGAAGAAACCAACGGGGACGACGAGTACCTTTGCTATACCCTGGGCCTGCCCTACCGTTACTTTGTTGTGAAGGAGACTGTATGAAAGGGTCGTTGAGACTGTTACTGGGATTCCTCTTAGTTGCCAGTGCCATGGGCGCCGATGATGCCGCTCCCATTAGCGCCATCTTATGGTATGCGTTCTTTGGCTTGCTCATCATGTGGTGGGGTGTTCAAGCAATGAAATCGGTTGACAATACCACGAAGTGACGCTATACTATAGGTTAAGTTAAACAAAAGGAGCGAACCTTATGCGAACCCAAACTACTAGACTGTTGGACATGATAGCGGATGGTGTCATCAGTGCCCAAGCCGTTGCAGAGATGGCACTGAGCTACATGAGCGAAGATGAAGTGGCAGACATGATGCAGTGCAACGACATCCTCGAAGACGAGGATCTTGACGAGGATGATGGACAACCCGACGAAGCTCAGGAGTGGGAGAGCTTTGACGCAGACTGCTGATATCGGTTGACATTTTGGTCAAGTGGTGCTATACTATAGGTTAAGTTAAACAAAAGGAGCGAGCGATGAAAACAATCCAAGAAGTTAATAGTGCAATCATGTTTGGCACATGGACCAACGTAGAGCTGTCCAGCATGATTGATGCGGTCAAGTGGAACAGAGCCCAACTGACTAAAGACGTAAAGAACTCGATCAAGCCAGGTCAAATGGTCAAGTTCACATCCAGCAAGACTGGTCAGACAATGGTTGGCGATGTCACTAAGATTGCCATTAAGTATGTGACGGTGCGTACCCCAGCAGGTATGTGGCGTGTGCCCGCTAACATGTTAGAAGCCGCTTAAGGAGCAATTATGAACTACGATAACTTTGCCTCATTTGATATCAACGAATGCTGTGACCACTTTGACAGCGAGAAGCAATCCAACTGGAAAAAGATCAACAAGTTCATTGTAGCAGATGGACAAGAGTTTGCGCACATTATGCAAACAGAGTTCGACTTTGATGAAACGGGTGCAAACGAGTACGAGGCCTTCCAAGCAGGCGTCAAGTATGCACTGAGCAAGATGAATGTGGCGTTTGAAGCTGGTGGCATTGACCTACAGGTCTGCGAGGTGGACTTGGTAGAGAGCATGGGATTCGTGCTGGTACGCTGTGATGACGAGCCCGAAGACTTTGTGAAACGAGTCTTGAAGAAGCCTGTTACCGTGGTGGAGAGCTGGGTATGAACGTACACTTTATCGACAGCGGTATAGCACAGGACCTAGGCATGTGGGAAGTGGATGTTCACAGCTTCAAGATGGATGCAGATGATGCTCCATATGCTATAGTAAGCAACCCGTTCTTCCCCGGCGATAGCCTCAGAGCCGAGTACAATTTTTACAACAATTGCCTACAATGGGTAGTAGATGTCAGTTGACAAATTGGTTGAGTGATGTTATACTGTAAGTTAAGTTAAACAAAAGGAGAGAGCGATGCAAGTTAAAGAACTGATAGAAATGTTGCAGGACATGAACCCTGAGTCAGACGTACACTTTGCCTATAACTATGGCGACCACTGGCGCACAGAAGTGGCTCCCAAGTTGAGCCGTGTGGATAACGGCGCGGTGGTCTACAGTGAGTATCACCGTATGGACAAGATGCTAGAGGATGATGGCGACACAGAGTTCGATGATGAGGGCAACGAAGTTGTTGATGAAACCCTACGCCGTGTAGTGGTATTGAGTTGACATATTGGCAAGACGGTGCTATACTATAGGCTAAGTTAAACAAAAGGAGCGATAGATGATTACAGCAGAACAGATCCGTAGCGGTAAGGCCATTGCAGAGCAAGCAGGCTTGGCCATGTATCAACGCATAGGCGAGCGCGATGCTTGCGGCTTTGGTTGGGTAGAGGTCTACGTGGACCGCACTAACAGTGCTCAGGCTAAAGAGCTGATTGCCGCAGGCTTCCGCAAGGACTACAAGCCCAAGTGCTTGACCATGTGGGATCCAGCTGGCGTGCCCACGCAGAGCATTAGCGTAAAGGAAGCTGGCGCAGATGCCTACGCCACATACCTCACAGCATTAGGCCTGAAGGCATATGGTTGCAGTCGACTAGACTAACAGCTGAACGATAAAGAACAATCCGGTCTCAATGGCCGGATTCTTTTTGGTGGTGGAGAATATAATTAAGAAAAGATTATAGGGGTCGGGGGCTATACAAACAAAACTGTTGCGAAAAAACAACAGCGCAAACGTCTTAAAAT